GTCGTATGTAACAGGTGCTGGACCAGATAAGATGCGAAGGTTCTCAAGCATTTCTTGGTCAATCTCAACAGTAATCTCTTGAGCTAGAGCTTGCATGATTTCCGCTTCAATGTCGATTCCGTGCAATGCGTTTGCATCTTGTGAAGCTTCGAAAGTCCAACGCGCAGATAGTTTGCGTGTTTTCGCTTCAACAGTTTCTTTCAAGATTTGGATAGACATTCTGTTACCTGCCTGTCCTTCTAATCTTGCAGTTCTGTCTGCTCCAACTGATGGGTTGGTGTCATCGTTTAGACGCTCATTACCAGAATAAGCTTTAGCGATATCGAAAGGACCTAATGCCTCTGTACCCGCAGCTATTCCCGCTTTAGTGTCTGCATAACGAACACGCAACGTGTGCACTTGTCCAACAGGACCAGTCATAGGCTGAACACCTAAAATTTCGTTAGCTATAACAGATGGCATTACACGACGAATAAGAGGTAGCATTACTTTGTTTACCGTAGCAATGTTACCCGCTTGTGTTGCGCCAGATGATGCACTTTCCGCGATATAGCGTTTTGTGTTTTCAAGGACTACACCCATAGAGTCTTTACGTTGTCCCTGAAGACCCTCAAGAAGTGCAACTTTAGTAGCACCCCAATTACTTTCCATAAGTTTCTCACTCATTTTTTTAGTCTCCTAAGTTTTGTTATTCAGACCAGCTAATCTGCGCATTTCTGCTATAGCTTGGTCACCTTCCGAGGTTTTTTTGTCTTGGACAGTAGCCCTATCACCAGTCTTCTCAACTAAACCTTCGTTTAGCACTGAACTTTTACTTTCAGTTTTAATAATTTGGCTTTCGTTAAGAACAGCCGGAAGATATTTATTAAAAGATTTTTCAAGTCTTTCTGTTTTGACAGACTCTAATAGATCTTTCATTACCGCCTTCTTGTCGCCACTAAGTGGTGAAAGAAGTTGATGCATTTTTCTGTCTCTGCTCAAAGAGTCTTTTGCTGCAGCAGCTTTCCTATCGGCGCTTTCTACTAACTTAGACTTTGACTGAACTGATTCAGAAAGTGTTTTTATTTCATCTTTCTGTTTTGAAAGAATTTTTTGTAGCTTTTTAGTTTCAGAACCTTCGTTAAGATGTGAAGTCATATATTCAGCAGCGAAAGCTTCAAATACACGTCTACCAAAATCATTCTCTCTAGCAGACGCAATGTCTTCACGATACTGAGTGATTTCTTTTCTTAGAAGAGTTTTAATGTTATTTTCTACAAGTTTAGCCGCCTTACCAAGAAATTCTTTCTTAGTTTCAGCTAGTGCAATTTTACCTTCATGAACCATTTTAACTCTTTGGTTCACAAGTGCTTGTTTATCTGAACGTAGGTCTTTTATTTCTTCAGAAAGTTTTTCAATTACGAAACCTTCTAATTTACCAAGACTAGCATTAGCCTTTACACGATCCTCACGAAGTTCTTTTATTTCCTTCGCTAAGTTTTGTGCTATAAAAGATTCGAACACTTTTAATTTCTTTCTGTACGCAACTTTTTCTTCCGCAAGAGACTTTTTGTCTTCTGAAAATTCAGTCAACTCCACTCTCAAACGATCTTCTAAAAATTGGTTTACAGACTCTGCCATAACTTCTTTATCGTGTTCGAATTTCTGAGAAAATTCTTGACGTAATTCAGCAGCTTGTTCGTCTCTAGCTTCAGACAATTGGGTATCCCATGCCTCTTTAAGTTGTACCTTAACTTCTTCTGGGAGATTAAGGTTCTCATTAAGAGTTTTTTCGAATGATTTCTTCATCGTCTTCCTCCTGTGTTTAGTTCTTTAATGAACTTCAAGATTTCTTTTTGTAGGTGCCTATCGGCTCCTGACTCGCACAATGAAACCGCAGTAGCAGTTTGCATTATTCTAGATCCACCAGTCATATTATATAAGCTTTCATATATAGACTTAGGATACGCGTTAGGTGCACTAGGTTGAGCTACAATGTCAACCGTGATCATATCAAAGTCGCTAACGTATCCGTTATTAGCAACATTACCAGAGCCGCGTGAGCTAACACCCAATACAACTCCGTTCTCTAAAAGAGACTTGGCTATGGTTCCGCATGGAGTAGGTATAACTTTAAGTTTGCCGTATCCATCGTTTCCACTCATCCACATCTCCGTAATAACGTGAGATACTCTGTCTAGATTTATAGAGAGTTCTTCAGGGTGATCTAATTCCCCCATTACACTCTCATTTCCCGCTATCCTTTGATTTACACTGTTGACCGCATTTTCAATTTCGTTAAGTGGATAAACTCTCTCATTCTGATTTTTCTGAGCAGCTTGCACAAATATACCAGTCATGTAGAGGTCTTTTTTTCCATCAACCCCTGCGAGAGACTCAACTACTACGTTGGCTCTCTTTGGGTCGAAATATTCATATAGCGAATTAGACATGATTACTTAGGCTTCTTAGTAAGTGGGCTTTTAGTTTGCATAGCAGCTTTAGGGCTATTTTTACCAGTACCTGAATACTTACCTTCTCCGCTTAAGTCTGCAGATTGTTCTTTGTTAGCAACATTCACATTGTCTTCTTTGCCGTGTTTGTTTTTAGCGGCAGTCTTGTCCACTTCCTTACCTTGACCATTTTTGCCGATCTTAACTGGCTTACCACCAAAATCTTGCTTGGAAGGAGCGTTTGTATATGGAGCTTCTCTGTTAGTCGCGTCTTTTTCGCCGTCAACTACAGTATTAACTTCATGTTGGAATTTAGTAGCTTCAAACATACTTTCATCGGTATATTCTTCATCACCCATTTCAACACCCATTTCAGCACCCATTTCATCACCAAACTCACCTTGGTCACCGATGCCATCTAGGTCATGGTTAGGCTCTTCTGCTTCTTGACTAACAAGTAAGTCAAATTCAGATCTTAAGTCTGCTAACTGGTCTTCAAGGTCTTCGATTCTGTCTTCATCGGAACCTTCAGATTCTGAATCAAACTCAGAGTCCATGGCAACACCATCTTCTCCGCCTTTATTCTCATCCGAGTCTATGTCCTCGTCGTCTTGTGCTATATCGGCAGCAAAACCTTCTTTCTCATCTCCGCCGAAATCTTCTTCAAGTTCTTCAGCATCGCAATCTTTTTCACTTTCTTCTTTCTCTTCAATAGCATCTTCATCCTTAGTATCGCAAGCTTCGTCTACTTCAGCTTCAATATCTTCGGCTTCGTCTAGCTCCGAATAGATAGTACGAGACTGTTCAACTAATACATCATGTAGCAATTCTGCAGCGGATTCAGTGTCTTCATTAATAATCAATTCCAATATCTTGGATAATTTTCCTTGTGACATATTTCTTCTCCCGATAAGTTTTATATCTTTCTATGCATAATATTTATTGTTTTGTTAAAATAAGGGCGTCAAAAGGGGCAAAAAATGCACTTTTTTTTGTTTTTGA